CCACCTAGTTGAGAAGTGGGAGGAAAAGTTTGATGAAATATTTATACTAGCCGATTATTCTGTGGTAGATAAAGCTAAATATAAAGCTATCAAATCCTTCATCAAAGACTTACTCACCACTGAACGAGAGAGGGTGAGGGAGATGGTGGAGGGTTTGAGGGGAGAGGATGAGATAGATTTAACCTATAATTCTAACCAAATCCCACCAGTAGAGATTATTCTACGGTCAAGAGAAGATGCCCAAATTCATAATGATGGCTACAACTCCGCCCTCACCGACTTACTAGAGAAACTAAAATAATATGAACAACATCCAATCCATCATAGACCAGAATAATAAGGAGTTCGAGGAGAAGTGTAAACGATGGACTAAATCTCAACGGGAGGGCGGTGCGTGTGCCTGTTTGGGAGATTGCCAAGTGTGCGGGTGGCATCAGTGCCACGGATGTTTGTGTAATTTCAAAGCCCACCTCAAAGAACGAGACGCAAAACTTCTCGCAGGTATTAGAGAGATGATAGAGGACATTTGTTTAGAGATGGAAAATGCCCAGTTAAGTTATGATAGAGATATTGATATTACAGAATTACCAGAAGGACTAATTGCTGAAATGACAGGTCTTAAAAAGGGCTACAGAGCCTTACAAAGTCAAATCCTCTCACTCCTACCAGAGACTAGTGATAAAGAGATATGATATTAAAATATGTAAGAATAATCAGTGCCTTTTTCACTCTTTTGGGATTAATCCTCTTCATAATGGGAGACTGGACAAACGCCTTCCTCTCGATGATTGTGGGCGAATTGGTGGATTTACCAGAACGTATTGAATATCACATTAAGAAACTTTTACCAGAGACTAAAGAAGACCTTACTAACTAAAAAATAGATAATATGAAGGAAATAAAAGATTTTATAGCTTACTTAAAGCACATAGATAAACTGGCGAAAAGTCTCAAGCCAGCACAAAAGAAGGAGTTGCGTAAGATTCTAGCCTCAATGCTAACCTTACTAGTCTCTCTCAAAAGAGATTCTGGCCTTGGGACAGTTAAATTTAATTGGGAATAACCCATGTCCCCCTTACTCACCCAGCTTAATAAGAACCGATGAAAAAAGAAAATATTATTGACACTTATGTAAAACAGGCGACTGAAAATCACGCCCTAAAGGGAGACACTAATTTTTGGCTAGTGGTAAAGCAGAAGCCAAACTGGATGCCAATGTTCTTATACAAAATGGTAATTAAGAATCTAGTGGAGGTCCAACAACACCAATCTAGTTTCCCCCCACCCCTAGATAAGGAGATAGATGGATAAAGGTCAGTGGCTATTTTTGTCTCCGTGGATTCTGATCTTTCTCTTTTACATCTATATGGGAGTGCAGATAGTAAGACTTATTCGTGCTTATACGTCTTAACTAATGCAGTCTTACGACTGACTAACCCATTTCTAGTAGGGAAACAATTACTAGAGATATAAAATATAGTCAGACCCCGCGATTATGACGCGGGTGTTCTGTGTTACTTCATCTACACCATATAATCCAGTGACTTTAAAGACCATAGATTCTTGATTTTAGCAAGCAAAAGTGATAAAATGCTTGAAGAAATGGGTAAAATCTTCAGTATTGAAGGTAGTAAATTAAAACTCCGCAGATCAACAATCTACGATTGCGCGTGCGGCAATAAATATTTAAAAACTCGCGGGGAATGGCAAGAAGTGTGCTTAGACTGCCTCCTCCGAACTGACCCAGAGACTTTTGAAAAGACTCATCCACTTGCTAGTACACTCCCCAGCCCAATTTCCCACGTAGAACAACTACTCTAAATTTAGAACAAAACTACGGTAGGTGAAGACAGGCCGGGAAGTGTGAGAGTAAGGGAATGAAAACCAAAACCAAAACCAAAGCCAAAGCCAAAGCCAAAGCCAAGCAAAAAGCAAAAGTCATCATCAAGGCTATTTCTAACCTTAATAGAAAGTTAAATAAGTTACGGATCACAGGCGGGATACCAGAGAACCTTATATATATAAAATGACACACGCAGGAGGAAGACCATTAAAATTTGAAAAACCAGAGAAGCTAAAAGAAGCCATTGATAATTACTTTAACACGACTCCAAAGGACGAGTGGACTATTACAGGATTAGCACTGGAACTAGACACATCAAGAAAAGTATTGTGCGAATATGAAGATGACAGACCAGAGTTTAGTAACACAATAAAAAGGGCGAAACTAAAAGTAGAAAATGGTTATGAAATTGATCTGAAGAAATCTGGCAGAACAGGAACAATTTTCGCCCTCAAGAATTTTGATTGGAAAGATAAGAATGAGACTGATGTAACGAGTGGAGGAAAGCCGTTACCGCAACCATTACTTAACTTAGATGTTTTACGAAACAACAGCACTAAAGAAGATAGCAAGACTGAAGAAAAAGATTAGGGTTGTTCAGGGAGGAACGTCAGCCTCCAAAACAATCTCGATCCTTCAGTTGCTTATAGCTCTTTGTCAGATAGATAAGATACCAACTCTGACTTCGGTAGTTTCTGAATCCCTACCGCATCTTAAAAAAGGCGCAATCAGGGATTTTAAGAACATTATGAAAGCTCATGGCTACTGGAAAGAAGAACTCTGGCATGACACGGACAAAATCTACACATTTGAGACTGGATCACAAATAGAGTTCTTCGGGGCAGAACAATCAGAGAAGCTCAGAGGAGGCAGAAGGGATAGAGGTTTTATGAACGAATGCAACACGCTTTCGCTAGAAGCCTTTGACGAATTTGAGGTTAGAACTAAAGAGTTTGTATTCTGTGACTTCAACCCTACAAATGAATTTTGGCTGTTCTCTGAAGTTATTGGACAGCGTAATGATGTGGAGCTAATTATTCTCACTTACAAAGACAACGAAGCTTGCCCGCCTGAAATAGTCAAATCAATAGAGCAGAGAAGGAATAGAGAGGGATGGTTTAAAGTTTACGGTCTTGGCCTCTTAGGAGAAGTGGAGGGGCGGGTCTACACCGGCTGGAACGAGATAGAGTCTATCCCTCACGAAGCAAGACTAGAACGCTACGGCCTAGACTTCGGCTATCATCCTGATCCATGTGCGATCGTAGCGGTCTACTATTACAACGGGGGATATATCTTAGACGAAACAGCTTACCAGTTAGAGATGAGTAACAGAGAAATTGGAAATACTTTTAAGAACTTACCCAGAGCCTTAGTGATAGCAGATAGTGCTGAACCAAAGAGCATAGATGAGATAAAGATGTATGGAATTAATATTGTTCCAACAGTTAAGGGCGCGGACAGTGTGAGGCATGGTATTAGGGCGGTGCAAGATCAGAAAATCAGCGTCACCAAAAGGAGCGCCTCACTCCTTAAGGAGTATCGAAACTATCTCTGGGCTGTAGATAAAGACGGACATGTTTTGCCAGGTGTACCAGAGAGCGGAGCGGATCACTTACTAGATGCAGTAAGGTATGCAGTAACCTCTCTCGTCCCCGTGATAAGGAGGCGAGAGATGTTTATTCCGAGTAGTGCGCCTAAAACTAGAAGTAACGTAGGAGTTTAACAACTAACATGCACACAAATGAAAAAGAAAAAGGGAAAGAAGAAACCACGATATTAGACCAGAGACAGGTTAGGATTATCATTCCTATTTGCTGTCGTGAAAATTGGCCGACTTGTCAGCATGTGCCTAAGAGACAAAGAGCTGTTAAGAATAATATTGGATTATGAAAATAAAGTTAGGAATTGGCATACCAAACGTAGGATCAATCAAAGCTCAAACTGCTTTTTGCTTAACCAGAATGCTTAAAGACTTTCCGTATGACTACGATGTGATATTCAAAGAGGGAAGTATCTTGCATTGGAATAGGGAATCTATCGTAAAGAAAGCTATTGAGCTTAAATGCACACACTTATTATTCATAGACAGTGATATGTACTTCGAGAAGGATGTGGTGTTGAGGCTCTTAAAGCACAACAAGGATGTGATAGGCGTGGCTTATAATCTTAGGAAGTTACCATCTGTGACCACGATCAAAATGCCTAGAGGTGAAAAGTTAAAAGGCAAACTAACCAAGTGCGATGCAGTAGGCACAGGCTTTATGCTCATTAACCTCAAAATCTTAAAAAGATTAGAACATCCCTGGTTCTTCTGGGAAACAGATAATCATGGTGAGGTGGTGACGGGCGAAGACTTCTGGTTTTGTAGGTTAGTTAGAAGTAGGGGCTACAGTGTGTGGGCGGATTTGACCATACCAGTTAAGCACATAGGAGATTATGCCTACTAAACTGAATCCAATCTTAAAAGGTCTTCCTAAGTTTTTGAAAGACCCCAAGAACTATAAGGGTGTAGAGCAGAGACTTAGACTAGCTTTGGTATCAGACCATAAACACTCAACCATCAAAGCGCAAATAGCATGTTCTCGTTGTCAGAAGAAGATGGAGAGAAAGCGAGAGGTGATGAAAGAGTACGGCTTCAAGGACTTCGCACAGTTGATGGAATGGCGTAAGGTGATGGAAATTATGAATAATGGGGACTTTATAATCAGATGAAAAAAGAAAAACCAGTATTAAGCCCTTACCAACCTCACAGTCCCACAAAGGCTGAAAAGGAGAAGAAGATAGCTCAAGCCATCAAAGTCTTAAACGAGATTGTGAAAGTCAGGCTTGGGAAATCAGATATAGATGGCATTGGGGTGATTGCTATGCGCGATATTAAGAAAGGAGAGAAGCTATATACCGATGCTCTGGTTTACGCCTTCGATGTCCCTTATAAGGATTTTGACAAACTAAGACCAGAAGTGGCCGGACTTCTTCTTGGGCGTTGGCCTCTTATCACCACTGGATCACACTTCTTTTACCCTGACGCGAAGCATTCGGCTTACTTAAATCACTCTGATACACCGAACTATGATGCTAAAAAGGATAAAGCTCTAAAGGACATCCATGCTGGGGAAGAAGTTTTTGAAGATTATCGGGTAATTGAAGGCCATGAGAAGGTCTTTCCGTGGCTTGCCTCACCCACACCACAAAAGAAGGACGATTTAAAGAGGGTAAAAAGTGGAAAAAAGGGTTAAAATATGGTATAATGCAAGCTCAAATGACTACTTATTCTCATATTTGCTCTTGTGGAAATCCTTACCAAGATACCGACCCAGACGGATATTTCTGCCCTTCTTGTGTTGAGCAAAGGAAAGCTATAGCTAAGGAGATTGACGCTAAGTTAGCCGGAAAAGTCTCTAAAAGAGCGGCTGTGACACCACTACAAGAGTATGACGCCGCCCACAAAATTAGGGGATTTATCAAGGTAAAGCTATAAATCATGCCAACTGCAAAGAAAAGAGCTGTTAAAGCTAAAAAAGACTACGGTGCTTCAATTAAAGTTCTCGGCAAGGTCTATACAGCTAGAGGTTCTACTGCTAGAGAAGCTATTGAAGGCTTAAGTGTCCGTAATGCTAAGGGGATGAGTGTTATGACTATCACTAAGGGAGGCAGTTTTAAAAGTAAGATTCTGGGCGCGCCACTTACTTCTCGGCTGTTTAGTCCTTCAAAACTGATGAGAGAGATCGCCCTTAAACATGCTTCTTTAATGTTTGATTTAATATAATGCCTCCATCAATCTACGAATTTATCAAGTCTGAAGAAAATCGGTTTGAGACCGAGGAAATTCAGGTAGGGGATAATTGGCATTGGAATATGCGAAAGCATATACAGCTCATTTTCCACCTCATGCACGGGGTGTTTTATACGGGAGAAAACAACTGGATGAGGGCATTTAAAAAGGTTATGCGTTCGTTCGTCAACCTTTCCTTATGGACAGAGGATATTGAACTTAAAGAAGTAGAGTTTTTTATTGAGAATGAGAATGGCCGAGTCTCATCTTTTCTTTTGAAGAAGTACCATGACGAGGTTTATACTCGTGAACATGATTTAGATACTTTCTTTGATGAATTAGCAGAAAGCGATATTGCTTATGGTGGCGCATTAGTGCAAAAGGGAGTAGAGAGGCCAGAAGTTATCCCGCTTCAGTCAGTGGCCTTCTGTGACCAGACAGAAATGCTTGGTGGGCCGATAGGATTCAAACACTACTTCGCTCCTGAAAAACTGCGTGGAATGTCTAAATACGGTTGGGGAGATGAAAAAAATGGAGCTACAATCTCCATTGAAGATTTGATTGCACTAGCCACCTTTGAAAAAGATTCTTTCGGTACATTAAATCAAAAGAAAAACAAAGTTCCTGGCAAGACTATCGAGGTCTATATCTTAAAAGGAAGTCTCCCAGAACATTATTTGAATGACAATGAAGATATGGAGTATTTCTGCGGACAAGTGCAGATTAGAGCCTTCTATACTGACAAAGATGGCAATAAAGAAGGTGTCTGTCTTTATCGTAAGAAGGAACAAGATAGTAGTCTCAAGATTTTAATAACCGATAAAGTACACGGACGCGCTCTTGGTTTTGGAGACGGCGAAGCCCTCCTACCAGAACAGATTTGGACTAACTTCGTTTCTATTCATAAAATGAACTTGGTCGAAGCTGGTTCTAAGGTTCTTATCGGCACAGACGACGAGAATTGGACACAAAAGAATAAGGTTCAGGATATGGAAAATCTCGAAGTCTCTACTTTCCAAGAAGGGAGGAGGGCCTTTCAGATTCCTACTGCCGCTCCTGCGAACTTCCAACTTCTCGAAAGTACCGTTAATGAACTATATGAGTCAGCGCAGATTAACGTGTCT